TATTGTGTTTCCTTGCCAAAATATCAAGAGAAACGCCACAATAGGAAAGCCGACTGCATTGATTGAATGTATTATTTGGTCCATTATTCTTTGCCCTCCAATTCCGCTGTAGTGTCAGACTCTTGGGAAGCCTGCATATCAGGTTGTTTCTGTTCGTCACTTATCAGCTCGTTCTGTAAACTAGCTGGGAAGTTTAAATTAATCTCAATATTGAGCTGTCCTAATACCTGTTCCTCAATGTATAACTGCTCGCCTTTAACAGACTGCTCATAAGATAAATACACGATTTTTCCCGAGGCGTCTGTGAACTCTTTGGCGTTACCTACTATTATCTGAGGAACATTCACAGCCTGAAAAAAGTAGTCGTTAAGTTGGTTTATCCAATTAACAGGGTTTAAACTGGCGTTGGCTGCTGTTGTGACCAATTCGGGGACAACTGCACCTTTAGGAATATACATACATTCACCGTTCGCTCGGGCAGCGTCCATTTTTGTCTTGAAAGCTGCAATCTGTGTGGTGTCATCGGTGTCAAGGTGAAATATCCAGAGTGGGTCAATGTTCCTGTGCAAAACCCGTTTCCAGTCGCTCATAGCTTCATTCCTTGCAAGTATGAGCCATTTTAAAGAATCAATTATCCGTGTCCCGTGAATTTCATCAGCTATCCTTTCATGGCTTAAATGAAATATCTCATCAGGCTTGAACCGTTTGTTCGGCTGCTTGGTCTTAGCTACTTGCTCGTAGCGTTTGATTCTTCCCTGCTCATTTTGGACTATCACCATGCTTTCTGGGTCGAGAGGTTTCAGGTTGGCAAGAACTCCCTCCTTGTCTCTGATGACCTCAGAGAAAGAATCTTTGCTGATTGTTTTGACCTTAATCATGTTTTTCAGGATTGAGTTAAAAGAATCTTTGCCGTTGCCCTTGATTGATAATAATAATAATTCTGTGCTTTCGTCGCTTGTGAAACCAGCACCGACAGTCCATGTAGCTTTTGTGTCGATTGCAATCTTGAACTCAGGGATTGTTTTATAATATCCGTAGTCCTGAGACCAGTCTGTATTTTGATAAGTCGTTTCTTTAGTTGATCCTGCGCCGTCTGTGCTTTGTGCGGCTACTGAAAAGTCAGTAATAGCATTTGTAAGGTCGCTGGCGATTGCAGAGCTTATGTTTGTGTCTGGCATAGTTTTTCCTCGATTTTTTGTAAATGTTTATCAATGGAAATTAAGACGGCAAGGGTTAAATTCTGTTTGGATAGTTTTGGGTTCTCTTTTTCGCCCAGATAATCCTTGACAGCCTTAATATTGTGTGTATGATTGGAACTGATAGATGTTGGCATTATTGACCGACCTTTGAAAGTTTTAAATCGAATATGCTTACTGTTCCAGCAGAGGAAGCACAAACAATTCGCCACCTTAAAAATCTGAAATCATGTTTTTCGGATATATGGGCACCCGTGCATCCATCTTGAACCCCAGTTATAGTGTCAATATCAGTATATGTTATCCCGTCATCACTTATCTGTAATGTGCAGACTGCACTTGCTGTGGTGTTGTTTTTGCAAAAATTATAATAGCAAGTTATCAAAATATTACGGTATTTTCTGAACATATCAAAAGTAAAATAAGAAGTCCCAGTATCGACTTGTCTGAAAGAGCAGAAAGTCGCGGGGTCATAATCCCACATTTGAGAAAAACTTCCCGATGAAACTGTGCCTGTTATCTCGGAATTTTCAGCCATATTGCTAGATGGATTTACAGACATGAAGCCGTCGTCATCTATAGACGGCGTTGCAGCTGGAAATATATTGCCTACACCCATTTTTTGATTAAAAAGACCTGATGATAGTCAGGGACTTCTCCCTCCCTTTTTTGACCGAAAGGTTTTGCGTAGCCAAGATGTAATTCTTCTTGTCCAACATCGAGACCTTGATGTAATATTAACCCTAATAGACGACCGTATTTGCCGACCCTTTGGTTTGGGTCTATTTGGATTAAGACCCGTTTTCCTAGTATTTTGTTTTGTAACCATTCTTTTGCTATCTCCCCGCCGTTATTCATTTCAGGCGAATCAATGTTTAATAATCTTATAGGGAACTGGAAATCCCTGGATTCTGTTGTGACCGTGATTGTGTCGCCGTCATGGACTTTGACGACATCAGCGAAAAAGTCTTCGGTGATTTGTTTGTGTGGTGAGCTGAATCCGAAGTCTGCTATCTGAGCATTTGTTAGCTCGGGATAGTTTTTGTAATCATGCTCGAACATCATGCTTCAATCATAAATTGTTGGACTTTCTTGTCTCGTAATATTGACATATTTCTTAATGCCGTGTCCCTCAATACATTTATCATGTCCTCAGCTTCAATCCTGCTAGTGAAGCCGGACATGTCCCAGGCGATGCCCTCAATAGCTGCAAGGCATGCACCAGTATCAATTAAAATTCCTCTGACAGATGTATTCAAGGTTGTTGCAGCGTCTGCTGTACTCCAATCATATCTAGTCATGCAATTCACAATGGCTTCGCAATCAAGAATGATTGTATCGAACCAGCCAGCAGCTTTGACAGTTGCACTTGCATTTGTGCCTACTCTAAGCAAAATATCAACATCTTGTGCAAATTGTCCTGCGTTTGCCATATTAACCTTTTTTAATCTTAAAGTTTATAATACTTCCCAACTATGCGATGATGATGTAGGGTGATTTAAACTAAGAGTTTAAAAGACATACAGATTCAAGCCTTTCTCTCTTAAACACCATGCAGCACGGACAAGGGCTTCGGTCAGGTGTGAATAACTGCCTGTAATCTTGAGCCGTTTGTCAGCGGTGTATTCATATGTTATGCTTTTGAGACTTCTTAACAAGGAAAGGTCGCTGATTAGCTGGATTTTCTTTGTCTCCATTAACATCAACAGATTTGAGTATAAATCTTCTTTCAATATCTTTACTCGTTTCTCCTCGCCTTTGATTATTATCCCCTTGCTGGAGTTGTCTAATCCAACTACTCGCTTAGTGCCTAACTTCTCCTGCAGTTGGTCAAGGACAGGGCCGCCCAAGCCGCCCGAGTCCGTAAATATTCGTCTAAACTTCCATAAATCGTCAATTACTCCTGTTTCCCCTACAGTATGCGTAGAGCTCACCCGTTCCCGAGTGATACACTTTACTGCTTTCAGATTGTTTTTGTTTTCTTCTACAATGACATAGGCGACCTCGTCGCCGCCATACCTGGCAAGGTCAAGACCGAGATAGTAATGAGAGCCTGGGAGACCGTCATCTGCCTTGTTCCAATCAATAAAGGTCATGCTTTCCTTAATTAATTTAGTAGGGAACAACTGAGAGTAATCATCAATAAATTCTCCTAGATATTCCTGAGCATACTCAGTCTTAGACATTCGCAATTTCTCTTTCCTTAAAAAAGACATTGGAATTCTGTTGCAATCCTCGCTTGAAACATGGAATGACTTGAAGTCATCATCATAAAAAGAATTGTAGTAATACCCCCCCTTTCCGAATGGCGTAGATATTAAAATAGTGAAACCGAAACCCCTCAATTTCCTAGATACTGCAAGCATAGGTGTAACAGCTGTCCAGACTGTCTCAGGGATGAAAGCGGCTTCGTCAGCTATCAACCAATCTAAAGTGAAGCCTCGTATGAAATAACCTGAACGACCAGCAGGAAGGCTGTATATGCGTGAGCCGTTGCTTAGCATAATTCGGGTTAATGTTGGCTTTTCCTGGTAAATTCCTGGTATAAAGTCACATTTTGCCCTCACTTTCTCAAATAAGAGAGAGCTCTGCCTTTGTGAAGCTGCAATTATCATAGTGACAGTTCCAGGGTAGCCCATAGCAAGCCTCACGGCTTTCTCTGAGATAACCTCGCTTTTCCCTACCTGACGACCTGACCGAATGGAGATATTTCCCATATGGTCAAGGACTTCACGCTGCCATTTGTCCCATTTAAACTGGTTTATCGGTCTCTTGGTCGATTCTGACATCGTCTGGGGTCTCCTCAGGCATTTGAGCGATTGCTTGCTCGTACCCGATAATAGCTGATTCTACAACCTCAAGGTTAAGCAACTGGCTCACCCGTTGGCTCTGCAACTCTTTTAATGTCAGCTCGTAGTCTGACCTAGTCAATATTTCTGCTCTTGGTTTCATGTTCGCCTCCGTTTAGTTATCGCTTAGATATATGTATTCTCCGTCAATGCATATTGTGAAGTCTGTATCGAAAAATTTATTTAATTTATATTTCAACTGTGCCAATTCAACTGCTGTTATTTCATTTGATATTCTTATTTCCATTTCAAATCAACTCCGTTTTTTTTATATAAAAATTTATGGACGCCTGGACATAAACTCAACCCAACATCAACCAGATTAGCTATAAACAACCAGCCCTGCATGCACAAGGAGAGCCCGAAGGGCGAGCGAAGCGAGCCTTTAGCGAGCGAAGCGAGCTTGCAGCGACCGAGTGAAACGAGGGTATGAGCTGCAACAGTCAATGAGCATGAAGTCAGAACATTGGCATTGATAGGTTGCCAGCTTTTGGCTGGTGAGTGTGGTAAGAGGCGTAGCCCCACACTTCCTGTCAATGTCAATCTGAATGACTGAACGACAAGGCGTTTTATAAACCGCCGCAGGAGCTCCCGACCTGAAAGGTCAGACAGCAAGCTGGCTGAGGGAGTGCTACACCTAAGGGCGAGACTGCAGCATGCAGGGCTGGTCGATAGAGCGAAGCGAGGGCTATATTTAATCTCTATCATCTCCAGGGCTATCTTTAATCTCTATCATCTCCAGTTAAGTCTTTATCAGTTATTTGCAGTCTCTTTCCAGCATAAGTTTTTATCCAACCCAATGTTATCAAGGCATTTCTGTTGTTTCTATAAGTCAGAGGGTCAGTTCCGCACTCATACATGATTGCACGCTTAAGCTCTGTCCAAGTAGGTCTATAATTGTTGGGGTTATTTCTTCTTAGTCGCCACATGACGCGCCCTAGTTTATCAATGCTCACTTTTCAACACCCCGTCAAGGTCCAATCCGCAGAATGGACAGTATCTTTCAGCAAGGAAGTAGAGCTGACCGCAAAACTTGCAGTATGTAAACTGTCTATTCGTTCTCACTCTTTCACCTAACTTGCAATATGTAAACTGTGTATTCATTCTACCTCTGTTATCTCAACACCATCTGAAATACAACAAGAACCATCTACCATACGATGTGCATAAACATCAGCATTCTCTACAATTTTCATTCTTGCATCTTCTTTATTATCTGATTCTGTTACAACTTTTATACAATTACTAATCTCAAACATAAACTTTACCATCACTCTTTCACCTCTAAGTTGTCAATGAGTTTATACAGCATATGAGTATTAGCACTTGTCGCAGTCGTCAGGCGGTCAAGCTGTTTCTTCTGGTCAGCTAGCTTGATGGTGTGCTCAATGCTGTTAGGGTTGCTGCTAAGCATATCTACAATATTCTCAACAGTCAATGGAACTTTAGTTTTATGCTCAATCCGCAAGCCCCGTTTCTTCTGATATAATTTGAATTGTTCAACTAAGTTATCAACAGTTATACAGTTTAGTCCATCCAAACGGAGGTTAGAATAGTCTTTATTGAACTCAATAGTCCGAATAAACACCTCAGATTGAGCAAAGGAGGCTAATGTGTGCTTCTTTAGTAATTCGCAGAGCAAACCGTACACCATACAGATAGAGGAGACATTTAAGGGGTAGTCAGTAGCAACCCGAAGTGTCACCCGACCCGTTGCCGAAATAGAGAACTCTACGGCGATTAAGTTTAAATTTATTGTTTTTTTAACTGGAATAGAGTTTATTGTTGTTCCGGGAGGGATTTGACACGACATAATGCAGTTATGGAAGTTCCAATCGAGTAAGGCGTCGGGAGTTGAGGATAACGCACCGTCCCCCCCATTATAAACTTTGTAGAAGCCTCTCCCGATTTTCTGAATGTCTGCCAATTTTGGAATTATTGATTTTACGGTATTAACATTTATAGAGGTTAAGAGGCTGATTTTCTTGGGAGTGATACCCTCAGGATAGGACTGCATACATTTTATTATTGATTGTGATTTTTTGGATAATACCCCACTACGAGTTGCAACGGAAAGTTTATTCATAGGTCATCACCCGAGATTGGTAACATAGAATCTATATCTTTTATTGCTAGTATTGTTGGCTTGCCAAATTTGTCATCGCCTAGAATGTGCGTGTCTGTTGTCTTGATTATTGTCAGGGTGATGATTCGCCCTTTCAATGTTCGTATCTTCACAATTTCTTTTTCTGTTTCTATTTTAATCACCTCGTTTTTAAAATACTGTTTTCCAATCATCCCCTATATTGACTTGTAACCCCGCAACAGTTTTCCAAGTGTCACCGATATTGATTTTCATCCCCTCAATCTCTTTCCATGTATCGCCTATATTTATCTGTGTAACTGTATCTGCTGGTGGTCCTGTATAATCGCTGGTGAAAACTCCGATATTTGCTAAAAGTTCCTCAGAATTGGGAGTCCAAGTAATTGATTTTGTGAAATCTGTATCTAAATCTTTGAGTTCGTAATAAGAGGCTATTGATACACTTAATGCAGACCACACTTCAATCTGAGTCATGTCTGTAGGTGCAGTCACAACATTTTCTAAGTCGTCATTTCCAAAATTAATTATTAATAAACTATTATTGACTGTTGTTATATTGCCTGTTACTTGGATTGTTGAAACATAAGTCCTGTCCCCCCTTTCACTTTCAAGAGTCCAAGTGCTGACACCCTCAGAATTATAAAAAGCAGAAATGGTGGCTACACAACCTCCAGCGTTAGAATGGTCTATGGTATAAGTAGCAGGCTCACTATCTCCAGCTATTTTATAATAAGATTTTTGTTTCATAGATGTTCCTGATACTGCCCCGAAAGAAGTGAAGCCTGTGGGTGTTGTTGGGTCTGTGGGTACATCAACAACAATCCCTATTATTAATAAATCTCCCTCAACTGTTCCCGCTGGTTTGGTTAATGTGAAATCAGCTGAATTGCTATCGCCTTTTGATGAAGCTCTGAATGTTAATGCCATTTTTAAGCTGTATATTGGACATAGAGAGTCCCGACTGGGAATCCGCTTGCTGCTGGTGGGGTTGCGTCTGTGTTGTATAATACCATTGGCACATAGGCTTGGTCAGCTGTGCTATTGTCAGCCGTTATTGTTAGTGGGCCGACAGCGATGTCAGTCCCGCTATTTAATAAATAGTCTGAATGTGCCTGAGTGTTGTCTGCTCTATGAGAGGAGTTTGCTACTATCTCGTCCCATTTGTCAGAGCCTAATATCCCAGCGTTGGTTGTGTCTGCTTCAACAAGTGTAGCATTTGTTCCGTCGCTTGAATTAACATCAATTGTTGTAGGGGCTCGTGTTCCTGCACTTAGATTTGTAGTTACATTTGTGTCTTTTAAGCTGTTAGCTGTAACTAAGGCAGACATACCTGCAATATCAATACCGTCAACTGTGCCGCTTACAATGATGTCGCCAGTTATATCTAAATCTACACCTACCTCTACCTTTGCAGTCGTTATAGTTAATATATCAGGGGTAGCGCCACAACCGAACACAACTGATTCAGAGCCGTTTGTGGACTGAATACACATGTAATGATTCAATCCCTCCCTGATGACAAATACATCCGCTACATTGTCGTCCATGAGAAAATCGAATGGGCTAGTCATAGCCCCGCCGCCCCCAGCGTTGCCGCCTGATAATACACCAGCTGCGTCATTCATTACAAAGCCAGCAGCAGAGCCGTCTGATAATGTTATTTCTTTAGTAGAAAATGCTTGAGTCTTGACATGAGGGTCAATATTCTCTCTCGGGTTGTCATAGCCAGCGTTGCCTTTAGGCGTTGCTTTTGTGCT